GACATCGCCCTCCTTCAACTGTTCCCGGTACGGATAGTTCTGGCGCAGGTGCGCATAATAATAGTAGCGCTTCCCGTCAAAGCTGCGGATGCCGATGCGCCATCCGCCGTACTGGTTCCAACCGATCGCCTCTACGTAGCCGGATTCTACGGCGATGATTGGGGTTCCGATAGGAATATAAAGTAACCCCAGCCGAATGGCTGGGGTATCCCTTGATTAACATCAAATATTCCAATATATCCGGTTGTACTATTTCTTTATTATAGAAACCTCTTTCCCTCTTTCCCACATAACTGCTCCATCTGCATCTGTAGTACTGAATACATAAGGTTCGTCTCCATTCTTTGGAACACACACATTAGCAACCCCATAACAAGCGGACTTGCATTGCGGGACAAATAACCAACTATCTTCATTTTCTCTTACTTCATAAACTCCCACATAATCATTCTCCACAAAAAAACTATTCGCAATTCTATATGCTTTTTCTATACTAATCATAATCTCACTCCTTATGTATATATAATGACATAGAGTGTAACCTATGCCAACTGTTTTTTTGCGAAATAACATAATTGCAGGATTTCTCCCGCCTGTCATACTCTTACAGTGCTTCCAGTCCCGCTTTCCAGCTCATCTTACCGACAATTCCATCCGCCGCCAGCCCGTGCTTGCTCTGCCAGGTCTTGGTTGCCGATTCCGTGCCGCTGCCGAAGATGCCGTCCGCCGCCGCGCCGATGATGATCTGCCATACCTTTACCGCGTTGCCTTTGCTACCCTTTTTGATCGTCTTCATGTTGTAGTCCTCACTTTCCGTATTCTGTGCCGGTGCCGCCGCGCTTACCGGCTTGTTAAACAATACCTGCTCTGCCGCCCGGCGCCGCCTTAATCCTGCCAGCACCTTGCCGTTGGCTTTGCAATACTGTGTCATTGCCTGTGCGATCTGCGCCGCCGTTCTGCCCTTGCAAAGCTTCCGGAGATTTCCGGCGCCCAAGTTAAAGGCAAAGCTGACCAGCGCATCAAACTGATTCTGGTTGAGCTGCTCCGTGATCGGAACGTATGCGGGATTGTTAACGTATCCCTCAAACTTTGCAATGTCCTGCCGCAGGTATGCGTCCGCCTGCGCCTGTGTGATCGTCATGCCACTATGTATGCCAGCCGTGTGACCGTACCCGATGGTCCATACACCGGCGACGCACCGGTATGCTGCCAGTCTGCATCCCTCGTACTGCTTGATAAGGGCAAATCCTGCCTGTCCAATTCTTCTATTTGCCATTGTCCTCTACCTCCTTATCTCTCAGCTGCAACAGCACATCCTTAAGCTTGTCCGGGATCGGGATAAACATTGCCGCGTTCTCCAACAGGCTCAGTGCCTCGTTGCAGATGTAAAACATAATCACAATCTCCCGCAGCGCGATCGCATCATTCAACAGTTTCTGGATCGAATATGCTACTGCGATCACGATGAACATCACAATCTTTTTCAGAAGCCCCTTGAAGCCCGTCTCTGAACTCAGTGTCTTGGTATAAATGCCCTTGATAACTCCGGTCACATAATCTGCCACCGCCAGAAACACGATCGTCTTAAGCAGCATATCCCAACCGCCGAGCCAGCCGGCGATAATCCCGCCGACAATTCCTACAAAAATGCTTGTGTGATTAAAAAGTTTTTCCATATCCTTATCCTCTCTTTCCTTATAATGAGTATAAAACTCTGCTTATGCAGGTTTGTGCCAACTGAATAGCGCCGGACGTTCGATCAAAAAGATCAATTGTTCGGCGCTATGACTATGGTTCTCTTACTGTTTTGCTTCTGCAATTTCCTGCAGCCGGCTCTCGATTTGTGTTAAAGCCGCATCTAACTTCTCCCAGTTCTCGTTCTGCGCTGCAACATCATAAAATTCATGTTCCTCCGGTACGTTAAAGCCATAATTCTCCGTCTGTTTCATGATTCTCCTCCTACATCATAGTTGTATCTTCCTCGGCACTTTTCTTCGCCGGTTCCTCATATGCCTCCCCGGTGATCTCCTCATATTCCCCGGCTGTGATCCACTTTCCTACCGCATTGTACACACGGGTTTTGCTCCAAAGCTTCTTATCATAATACCCTTTTACCTTTTCATAATGTTTACTCATCCAATGTCACCTCCATCTGCATAGCCAGATAATCCATGTCGGCAGCAAGCTTCTGAATGTTGGTTGTATTTCCATCAACCGCCTTATTTGTCGCGGTAACTGTTTCCACCATCTCCGATGCGGTTGCCGATGCCTCCGCCAGTTTTGATGCCAGATCCGTGACACGCTGCGAATAGTCATCACTTTCCCTTCCGAGAACTACCGTCGCATGATTATCCTCAAGCACCACATGTTCAAGGACCACATACTCCGTGATAATGCTGATCCGCTCATCATGATCATAAATCTCCAGCCGTGCCAGATCATTTTTGACCGAAAAAATATCCTGCAAAGCTTCGCAGGAATGGTTTTCAAATACAATATTCAATTTTCCGTTTTCATGGTTTGCACTTACAATTTCGTAAGTGTCTTTTGAGGTTTTCAACTTCATATACATTCTCCCTTTCTTCTTGATTTATACGCCAACGCTAAAGATCTGCACCTGCACTCGAGTTGCCAGCGTAGTTGTCCCCATATTCCTCACGGCCATATTAAATCCTTCCATGTTGGCCGTAAAATGCAACGAGTTACCAGAGCAGTTTATGAAACAAATATATCCCCCATTCTGATACGTACTTGGAATTGCCTGATAAAATTCCCCACCAGCAGCCAATACGATCTCCTGTTCATATATTCCCACATATCGAGCCGCCTTTGCCATTCTTACATCCGCCTCCGCTTTAGTATGGTACCTGTCATCATGATAATGTGTAAGGTCTGCTTTCAACGCAAGCAGACCATCAACAAATGCTTTTGTATAATACACCTTGTCATGGTTGTGCTCGCTATCAGCTTTTCTGGCAAGCATCGTATTCATATCTGTTTTTGTGTAATATCTACTATCATGATCGCCAGAGCTTTTATGACTTGTCAACGTTTCGCTCAACGCCGCAATCAGTTCAGCCAGCGATCCCTTAACATTCGGATTCGCCTGTCTGGCATCGAGTGCATATCCCGCTTCTGTGACTGTGTTCGTGTTCTGCACCGCAGTTTTGAGCAGCCGCTTGTCAATCTCGCTCTCCGCCGTCTGGAAGTTCTCGTTGACCACCGCCAGATCTGCAGTGTCTTTTCTCTCAAACAGCTTGAATTTGAATAAATCCGTAAGTTTCATCTCATACCTTCTTTCTGATTCCTATATCCGCAACCTCTTCCAATGTGAAGCGTGCCAGATCATCCACTGTATACGCCGCTATATTCTCTACCGCAGCACTTAAATTCCGGGGGATGCTCAAATTCCGCAATTCCCAATGTGTAAACTGTGCCAGAATAATATGTGGATATGGTTTAAGCGCCTGGTACTGATTATACAGTAAAGAAAGATTCAACTGTAAGTTGCACGGAACTATCTCTTCCAGCATTTCCGCGACTACATCATACCGATTCTTCTGTGCAAGTCCCACTTTAACCGTTACGGTCTGACCGGCAATGTCCAGATCCAGCGTATATTCAGCTCCGCATAGTTCCCTTAACTTTTGATCGAGGAAAGCATAATTGTACGGCAGACACACATTCCACTTTGTTATGCATCTGAAAATCCGGTCTTCCAACGTATCATCTGCCTTGGGCTGGATTCCCATGAGTTGCTCGTACCGAACAATGCCCTCCTCATCGCAGGTCACGATATAGCGGTTGGCAATGATCCCGTTATGTTCCGCCTCAATTATCTGGAACTCCGGTGTTTCCGCATCCATAGGTGCGGCAAGTTCCTTATACGCCTGCAAATACAAAGGGAGCAGTTCCTTAAGATTGATATAACGGTCAGCCATAAGTAACCACCCCCAGTACCGGGATCTCATATTCTGTTAATTCAACGTTTCCCCCGCCGTTAAGCGTTGTACCGGTCACATCCACCACACCCTTCACGCCCATGATCGCTGCATCAATAGACGCAATCCGCACAACCAACTTCGACTGATTTTCCCAGTTCTTTCTAAGTCCGGCAAAATACTCCTCTATGGCTGTCTCGATCTGGGTCTTGCAGGTATTAAGGTCATACCCGTTATCATAGGTTATCGTCGCCGCAATATTAACAGTGACTTCGGATGCGGTGTCAACTGTCACCGCGTGCCCGATCGGTGCAAGACCATCGCCATGCCCGTCTTTATTCGGGTCAAATTCTTTCTGCACCGTCTGAATCAATACATCCGTTGCCTTTCCGAAAACACTGTCTAATATCACAAGCTTAACCGTTCCCGGACCATTCCATGCCCGGATCACTTTAACAGCGCCAACTCCTGCTATTCCCAGTGTTTTGTCATGATAGTCCTTTGCATTCCCGGCAAAAGCCCGTTCATTGAAAGATTCCTGATACCGCAATCTAAGAGTTTCAGTATCCTCGTCGTCCTCTCCGTAGATCAACACACGCGTAAGTTTTGCCGTTGTGAGCCCCATCACATACTCCACCGGGATAACATCCCCCAGGTATTCGTTCCCGGCTGCCCCCGGCTGCTCACAGGTTACCTGTCCGCTTGCAGTTACCTTATAAATGTGATCCCCGCCAGTAAACCGTGTTCCGACCGGTACCTCCACATCCGTCTCTAATTCCAGTACCGCATAAGTAGCTGTCTTGGGTGTGATACCCCTATCCGCACATAACCGGATCAGGTACTCCCGAGATGCTGTATCACCGAATGTCTCCGCCAGCATGCAATCAAATCCAACATACAATGATGCCAATTCGACCGCCGCCGGTGCAAGCGCCATATATACAGGACTGCTTTCTCTCTTATCCAGCGTATCCGGAATGCGCTCAAGCATCCTCTGCATAATTGCATCAAACGTCTGCTCCTCGTACACTTATACATCCACCTCCTTCTGTGCCGGAACGCTTCCAAATTTCGTATGTGCAACGAACGTAACCAGCAATTTTCTTCCTTTTTTCTCAAACTCAAAACTGTCGCATGAATCAATCCTGTCATCCTGCACCAGAGCCTCCGTGATGCGCCGCTCTACCTCCGGCATAACATAATCGATTGGTTTTCCGAACAGATCCTTAAGTTCCACACCATAGTCCCACGAAAAAATAATATACTGATACCGCTCGGTATTCAGAATGTTATAGATCGCCTGCTTAATAGCTTCGACATCATCGCACTGCCCTATGATCCGTTCACTTTCCACGATCATTCTCGGACAGAGGGACGGCTGTTCTACCACTTCGACGTTTTTCAACTGATTTGATACCGGTATCATGCTTACACCACCTTCCCGATTACAAGATATTTCTGCCCGCCCTGCTGCCGGACCACCTGCACGCTGTCACCAATACTCAGACCGCTATGTACCGTCACCGTTAATTCGCCGCCATATTCATGGTTATGCTCCGGCGTACCGCCGTCCTCGGTATGCATCGGCTTTACTGTCACCTTGATTTCACGCTCTTTCAAATGTTCCGGCAGAATCAGCATGCTTCCGCTGATCTCAAATCTCTGTTCGATTTTGATTTTTAAAGGGCTGGCGGATGTTACCGTCCCGGACATCACCGTAGCCGGATACCCGGCATCATTCGCATTCGTCGATACCTGCTGCACCGCCCGGACAAAATCATTTGCGTCATGCACTAAAATCACCTCCCGATACTGTCAAATCCATTGTGTGTTTGCTCTCGCCGTACTTGTGAACGCATTTTTCTACCAACATGAGATTCTGAAGCTTCACGTCACCGAGATCAAGCTGCACCACGACGAGCGATCCACCGCGCACCCGTGAGTCTCCGGCGGCATCCTTGACTGTCAGCGTCCGTGTCTCCTTATTGTAAAGCTGTAATAACGCGTCCGCCTTTGCCTGCCCGTTTTCTCCCTTTTGCAGCGCATCAAAATACTGTAAAATCCCCCACCTGTTGATATTGGATGAATCCTGTGCGATATAAACCTCCCGCTTCCCGGCATCCTCATTGTCATAAACCAGTTTGATCCGGTTATAGGTATTTTCATCGATGGAAGACTCATAGTCATAATTCTGGCCAGTTTCCGCATCAATCATGATCGGCACATACATATCACCGAGGAAAGACAAATTCAGCTTTCCAAAATCGTCATGCAGGATGTACAAGTCCCCCGTATTCTGCAGCGTCTGATCCAGGGCATTACTGATCATATCAAGCAGCGACACATTATCTTCCACCCGCGACGCGATCACCCACACCGTATTGGCAAGTGTACCGATGTTAAATCCATACTTCTCACCGATCAGTGCCACCACACCATCCGCCGTCTTATTCTCATATACGAGCGTATCCTTATTCTTCAGATACCGGATCTGATCATACGCCGTGATTGTCACAATATTGCTGCGGTCACGTTTCATGCGAAAAATGAATCCATAGAACACTTCTTTTCCATCTGCATCCTTGAACCGAACCGGATCACCATTTCCAATGTTGATTCCAGTGTCCACAAAGCTGAATTCGAGCACTCCGGGGCTGATCTGCCGCTCCGTCGTAACCTTCACCTCTTCTTTCACAGGCGGCATATACGCCGTGCTATCATGCTGTATCAATAACTCGTACATATGTCCCTCCTACGCCGCCGGAATGGCAAGTACCTGCCCCGGATAGATCAGATTCGGATTCCCGCCGATCACCGACTTATTGGCATTGTAAATCGTTCCCCACTTGCTTCCGTTCCCATAATACTGCTTTGCAATCTTCCACAGGCAATCCCCCTTTTTCACCGTGTAAGACCCGCCGGACGGCGCGTTGGATGATGCCGCTCTTGCTGCCTGCATTACAGCTCTCGGCTTCGGAAGCGAAATGTCAATCGTACACGCCTTGGTTGTGAATTCCCGGTACTGCCGGAGCTTTACTTTTACCGTTACATCCAGCCCTTCCCCCGCGTCCTCCACGATGTCGTAGCTTTCAATCGATACCTTCATGCTAGTATCAAACAGGCGCCGATTCGTCCCATCCGTTCGCGTGACCACGTACTGAAATGCACTCTTGGCGCTCATCAACGCTTCCAGCTTGTCCAGATAGTATTTTGCCGGACGGAATCCGCTCGGGTATACCGCAAACGGGTACTGCACCGCCGGAAGCAGCAGCTCAAAATCCACGTCCGTCAGACCGGGGCTTTTTAAAATATTGGCTTCCCCCTCATTGATCAGTGTGACCGTTTCATTTTTGCCGTTGATTTTCATGGTGATCTTGGACGGCGTAACGGGAAATAAAATGCCATCCATATACAATCTGTATGCCACGGTCATTCCTCCTTTCCTATTAAAATAATATATAAAAAGAGAGCCTGTTTCCAAGCTCTCTAATTACCTTATGCTACTTCCAGTCTCTTCTTTGCTCTGCTAATTGCCACATCACACACAGCATTAACATAGTCGTCAACCTTTTCATTGCGAATTTGCTCCGGCTCTAACTTTTCAAACCATTCCCTTCTGAAATTCTCAATATCCTCCGGTGACATATCATCCATTTCTTCTAACAGTTCCACTGTCATTCTCTCTACTTCTGTCATCTTACCACCCCAGCTTTCTCGCACCGCTTCATAGCTGTCATGTATCCCCAGTAAAAAGCATCTTCCTGCACGGCAACAATATATTCTTCTAGCGCATCATCAAGAACATCTCGTGCTTCTATTACTCTCTGGCTTGCCATTGGTTGATTGTCCGCCTCGCTGCTCATTAACTCAATAATTTTCTCACGTTCCTTTAATGCCGTTCTATCCATATTGCACCTCCTACTAATCAGATACCACGCTAAACAATTTTCTTGCCCTCTTAGTAGATTTCTTGATTTTGAATTGCTCGCCTGTTTCATCATTAACCATATATCCTGCTTCCTCATGGAATGTATGTACTGGCATCCCAATATCCTCAAAAAATTCAAGTGTTATGTCTCGCCCGCCATTGAGCATATGCAGTCTATTCACAATTCCCATCCAAGTAACCATATACTCTTCAATGTCCCTATTGCAGTAATTGAATAAAAATTCGCTTACATTCTCCTCTCCAATAGGTTCATCCGGCATCGCTTTAATCTTCTGTGCAGTATAAAAGTAATCTTTCATGCCATACTTTTCGCCATCATATTCCTTAGTTATCGGGAACAACCGGACAAATTCCTGTGGAGTAAGACATCCTATTCTGGCACTTACTGACTCGATAAATGCCCAGAAATATTGTATCATTTCCTCTTCAAGATTACTTTTTTCAACTTTTTCGTAAGCCACCGGTACATATTTTATGAATAAATACAGGCTCCGAACAAATAACTCCGGGAATAATCTTTTTAACTGTTCTAATGAAATTCCCTCTGCTTTTTGTTCCAGTTCCTCTTCCACCCGAGTAAATGCCCTTGTGTACTGCTCGTAACCAGGTTTATAGTTAATGAGTTTTTTGCCCTCAATCACATAGAAATTATACATATGCAGCCACCTCCGTAACCCCATACTTGATTGCCATATCCTTAATAACGGATACATAACCTTGAATGAGCTTTTTGTCGTCGGCGATTACATCTAACTGATTAAGTTTGTCTATCTTGGACTTGCTTACGCCGTTCAATGCTTGTGTTTTCTTCTTATTGCTAAGCCGTATGCTCAATGCCACTCCCATGCGTTCTTCCAAAAGTTTATAACTTTCTTCTCGAATAGCCTTTATGTGCTCATATCCTCCCATCTGCAAAGCAATTTTATTGATAATCTTTGCGCTGTCCGTTCTCCAACTATTCGGATTCAGTGCGATTACATCCTTAATGGAGTCGACCTTTTTATCGAGCTGTTCCACTTTTTCTGCCTGTCGCTTCTGTTCTAACTGCTGCTCTGCAACCGATTGAAATATTCTGCTGAACATTTGGAGTTCTGGCGAAAGCTGTGAAAAGTCAATGGCTTTCTGTTTCACACGTTCCTCCAAATGTGTAAAGTACTCACGCGCTTCTTCTGCTTTCTCGCCGTTCCCCTTCATAGAAAGTTTCTTTGCGAAATGGGCTGTGAGCTTGTAGTCCTGCGTTTTGTTACCCTCGACATTGATGTCGAACCCCCAGTAATCCTCGCTTTCAGTAGCAAATTCATTATCGACAATGTTTGATTTCGCCCATCTAGAAAACTGCCCCTGCGCTAAATCTAAAAACGCATACAGCTTTCTTGCCGTAGTCATTCCCTCTTCATCGATGCCAAGCGCAATCTCAATAGGTGTCTTGTTTACCTGTTCCATTAATTCATTCACTGTAATTCATTTCCTTTCTTCAAAAATTGACTTTTCCACGGAAATAAGCTACAATACACATAGAAATAGTGCTTGCACTTATTTCCAGTTGTGAGAGTAAACACGCACTCGCCAAAGTTACCGTGTTTGCTCTTTTTTTGTTTCTAAATCCCTTTTCACGCAACCAGTAATATAATCTTTCAGTGTAATACCATTCGTAAAACAAAAGATTTTTAACTGTTTGTGAAACTCTTCATCGAGTTCAATTATTACTCTTTTCACTTTCTCTCACCTCCCTGTGTTCGATGATACTACTTTGTAATTATTAAGTCAATATAATAATTACAAATTTTGCAAATATTTCTTTTATACAATTGTGTTTTTTGGTTTTCAGTGGTAAACTCAAACAAAAGGAGGTGCTTATTATGAATGATGAATATTCATTTTCTTCCCGCATTAAAGAATTACGAGAATCACTAAAACTATCTCAGTCTGAGTTTGCAAAATCAGTAGGAACTACGCAAACCACTTTATCTTCATATGAAAATACTAACAAAACCCCCTCACTTGACATATTGAAATCTATAGCAAATACCTATAGTGTATCCTTAGATTGGTTATGTGGATTAAGTGATAAAAGAGATTTGTCACACACTCCTAAAACTTATACAGATATGATCAATATTTTGATTAGTTTAAAAAACTCTTCTGAAATAAATATCAATTTTGATATAAAATCGTATTGCAGTAATGCTCTTCCACTCTCACAATACAAGGACGTTATTATTGAAATTAACGATAAACACCTCGTTGATTTTTATGAAGAATGGAATGATATATTATCTGTATGCAAAAAATCTCCAAGCGGAGAAAAATTATATCAAATTTGGTTAAAAGATATTTTTGAAAGATACAATTTTCCACTCGAAGATGCCTCCCAAAGCCTATATGACATCGACAAAGAATTACCATTTAATTAACTAAAATCCCCGCCTACGTTATGTAAGCGGGGAAAAAATTAGTCAAAATAATTTGCATTATATGTGATTTTCACAAAGCCAAAATTCTCTGCGTTCGCATCGATATCTTGAACATTAAATTCAGCAATCGCATCATTTACGGAAACCAATACATACGAAACTCCATTATCAGTTTCTATACGCGCACTTTCTCCAGCATCAACATTGAACATTTTCAAAATGTTTTCTTTATCGCCTGAGTATGAGAACAAGTCACCTGTACCATTCCAGTATTGATTTGAATAAATCGACAATCTCACCACTGCATCCTCTGCAATAATAAATTCATAATGATTTGAGTTCTTTTCATACTGCAATGTTGTAACCGGGAATTCTCCCTTTGATGTGGAATTTGTCCACTCCTCTTCCGCCACTGGGTCGCCCATGATTTCCTTTAGTGCTTCTACTGAAATTCCACTAAACTGCTGAACGTCTTCAACCACTTCCGCATTTGTGCTACCTGCAGTCTCCTTATTGGCTTTAGAAGCCGTAGCGCCTACAATGCCACAAATCATGAAAAAAACAACTATTAACACCGCGATCAAACATCCATGTCCTTTTTTCTTTGGCTTTACCTGGGACGCACTCTGTTGTTGGTTCAAAGGCATTCCCGCTGTCCCAGCTCTGTGCATTTCCGCATTCATCTCCTGCGTTCCATGCAAAGGACATCCACAATTAGGGCAACTTTGTGCCTTATCGCTAACCTCTTTCCCGCATTCCGGGCAACTAATCAAACTCATAACTTTATCCTCCCTCCTGTTTATGAGTTCGATTATACTACACTGCCCAATATTTGTCATTATATTTCTCTAAGCTCCTTCCTTTACCGCTTCCATCGCCTCCAGTACCCGAGTAGTCAGTCCATCCACAATACCGTCCAGATCATTGGTATTATGCACAGTATTGCTCATACCGGACATATCCACCTTGATTTCCGCCGTCGTAAAGCGATTGATTGCCTCCTGCTCCGCAATATCACGCAGATACTTCAGATCCTCTTCCGACACATCCAGCGAATCCGAAATGCTCGATGTATCACCTGCTATGTTGGCGACATTCGCAGCCATATCAGATGCGGCTCCATAGCTACCTAACGCTCCAGTGTCTCCGCTGTTTCCAAGATCCTTAATACCACCGAAAAAGTCGGAAATCTTGTTCTCTACGCCCTGCCCGAAATCATATCCCTTGTTATAGGCATCACTGTAACTTGCACGATAAGCGATTGTGGGCGCTTCCCTGTCAAGCGTGATTGCATTTTCATTTTTCCCCCACGCAAGCACATTGTTCTGTAACGCATTAAGCCCCGCTGTCCAATCTGTTCCGAAAATCGCATCAATAATCTTGGTGACAACCTCGCCAAGCGATAAAAACCATGAAATGATATTTCCGATCAGATTTGCAACTGCTCCGCCAAAACTGTCAAATCCTCCATTTGTAACATTGAGCACCCACTCGACAATGCCTAAAAACGGTTCGACAAACATATTCCACACAGACTGTATGAGCCCATTCAGCAATCCTATTCCAAGGTTTAAAATAAATGCTCCTGCAACGGCAACAGCTCCACAGATATAACCAGTAGCCGATACCGCCTCATCCCTTGTCTTATTTATATGTGCTACAACGGCATATAAAAGAGCGATCAATGCGATAATAGCCACTACGATCCATGTCACAGGACACGCCAATAATGCTGTGTTAAATCCCGCCTGTGCTACAGTTGCTTGTGCTGTCGCTACAGCCAAAGCATATTCTGTAGAAGTTGCCAACAATTGTGCGTTTACATTCGCCAACAATGCGGTCGCCGCCTTATACGCTTGTATTTCCGCCACCAACTCAATAGCATTAGATATACCTTGCATCACGGCATGCGCGGCGAGCGCACTCGTATATGTCGTTACCAATGCTATAATTCCCAATAAAACAGGCTGTAAAACACTCCAATTCGCGGATAACCATGAAATTCCGGAATTCAATTCTTCCACCAACAACGTCAATACCGGAATTACTTGAGAAGCCACCATTCCAGTAAACTCCGTCCAATTTTCTCCTAACAGCCTAATCTGATTCGCGTATGAACTAGAAGTTCTCGCAAAATCACCTTGGGCATCCGCTGTTGCCTGCAATAGATAACTATATCGCAATGCTGTCTGCTCTGCTTGTGACATTTCTGAATAAGATTCTGTTATCCCCTGTGTCATTGCATACGCTTCCAAATTTACAACAGACATATTGATACCTAACTGTTTCAATGGCTCCGTCTCTCCACTGATTCCAGAACGTATTTTTTCAAACGCCACATCTGTGTCCAGATTATAAAACGATGCCATATCCGCTGCGAGTGCAGTTAAATTCATTGACATATCTACCACTGCGTTCCCAGCAAGACCAGACGATTTTAACATAGCCCCCATTGTTCCAGTATATTGTTTCGCTGTTACTTCATTTATTCCATAAACTTTCAATGCAGCTTGCGACCATTCGTTAATTTGCTGTGCGGCATTTCCAAACGTAACATCTACAACATTCTGCACTTCTGCCAAATCAGACGCATAATCTATAGCCTGCTTCATAGTTCCAGATACAGCTTGAAAAGACACATATGCACCAACTACCTGAGTTATTTTTCCAAGCCAATTATTTACCTGAGTTGTTCCAGCATATACTGCCTGGTTATATTCTTCCTGCGCTTGTTCAGCTTTATTTGTTCCACTCACTACATCCTGCAAACCCACCATACTATCGGTAAGCAGCTGCCGCGCTTCTTCCATCGACGACGTATCAATCGCAGTGCTTGACGCATATTCCAGCGCTTCAAAATTGCTTATCACCATATTCACCGCCGTACAGATATTGTAGAGCGGCGCAGACATACGGTCCGACAACTCTATCGCAGTCTGAATACTTGACATCCTCTTACCTCCTACTTCTGGATTTCTTTTGCCTTGCGCTTCTCTTCCTCGACCCGAAGATCAATGGACGCAATCACAAAAGCTTTCTCATTCCGATCCAATTCAGAAAAGAATGACGGCAGCCAGTGAAACTTCTGCAAGCAATAATGCGCATATGCCGCTTCACCGTCGCCGCCATTGATTAGTTTTTTGCCTCGTCAACCTTCTCCTGCAGCGTCTCATCGATGCCGCTGTATTCCTGCACGAATGTGGCAAGCTCACCGAACTCTTCCGGGTTGTCGACCATTTCCACAATCAATGCCTCTGCGCTCATAACGCCATAGGAATCCTGCAGTTCTGCATTGTGCAGATCCGGCTCCACAACCGCGGCGCAAATCATTTTTCTCAGAAGCTCATCCGTATTAACCTTCTGCCGATACAGTCCAGGCTTGCCGGTTACCGGCACCTCAATCGTACATTCATCCCGGATTGCCGCAGATTCTTTTGTGGACAGAGGTCTGATCGTCCAGAGTAACGGATCACCGTTCTCATCACACAGTGACTTTGTGGCAGCAAACTGCGTTGTCTTTTTGGCTTTCTTATTCTGTTTCAAAAATGCTTTTAAATTTCCCATATGTTTTTTCTCCTCAATCTCTTAATTGGCGGCAGTCTCCCGCCGCCGTTGACTTGTTACAGGTAGGACGGCTCCTTGTAGGATTCCGGGCTGGAATAATCCGCAGCATAGAAATTGATCTCCTGCTCGACAAATCCACCCTCGGCATCAAACATTGACAGCAGCACATCTCCGTCGATCACGCAGTTGTGATAAACCTTTGTACTGCGCCCCATGCAGGTAGCCGCATCATTGTTTGTTGTCTGCAATTCAAACACCGGCAGATGACCGGTATTTTTGTACTCTGTTACGATCCGGTCAAACATCTCCGAGCATTTGTAGACCGTCATTTTTGCCTGCACGACCATTCCGGTCGGCTTCCTGCCGGAAATGATCTTTCCCAGCACCGGGATCTCCTTGGTGCTGATGTTTGCCTTGCCCTCAAAATTCTTTGCGTTCAGCAGATTATACCGCTGTTCGCCAACCGTGACAAAAGCTTCCGCCTCTTTTGCAGACGGCACATCCTGTTCATTCATATAAGCGTTAAACATCTCTTTACCTCCTACTCAATCACGACCGTCATATACAACTGTGACATTGCATTGACGATCGTCACCTTATCTTCCACATATACGCCGCGCTTCTCGCTTCCGGCGGAGACCACAACATCATCCTCCGAAAAATTCTCGATTGCTCCAAGCTGCTCTAACTGCTTATGATGCGATGCAATATCGTTCCATAAGCTGACACGACCAGATTCATTGTTCTGAACCTTGCCGTGATACTTCGTGTTGAACAGCGATGCGATATCCATCGCGATCTGATCCAGCACACGGATCGTCTGGTTGCTCTGGAAGAGTTCGTTTTTATCCTCCGTAAGTGTCACAAGAGAATTGATGTCCTCCAAGACACGCACTTCCGTTCCCACGCTGTGCAGGACAAATTCACCGGCTTTCACAGCATTCTCAAGCTGTGTCTGCGTATAGGCGGTGTCAATCTCAAGCTCCCCGTCATAGATCGCGTTGGTACAGGTTGCATTAACCCCGCACGCCGCCTCCAGACCCACAACCCACGGAATCACATCCGGGCTGTTCTTCACATTGATGACGCCCTCATAATCCGCCGCGCAGTTATACAGGACTGCCTGAAATTTCGTCCCGACCTTGTCCCTCATACGCTTTGCAAATGCGGCGTACAGTTTCGCCGTGGTAGCATCACTCACACTCGCGCCGATCGTATTCACGGTATATGATTCCAAGAGATCCAGGTATTTCTGGTGCACCTCACCATTGACCGTTCCATTCGTACCGCCTGCCAGCGGAACGCCTGCCGTTGCTTCAAGTGCGGTTTCTTTCCATGTAACCCAGTCATTTTCTTTCAGATCAGCCGCGGATGCTACCGTCTGGGAATCCACAAGCTGCGCATCCAGATACAGCTTCACGTCAAAGCCATCTCCGTCCACATTCGCCGCAATAGCAACCTTCAGATCATTGCCGCGGATTCCGCAGCACTTCGCTGTCGCATAGGTATTTTCCGCCTTTGCACCGCCCGATGTCAGCTTATAGATATAAGCCTTTGTCGCATGCGCAAACAATTCGCGCAACGGCTGCATCTTATCATCTGTATAGGCATAACCGAACAGCGTAAGCGAATTCTTAATGAAATCTTCCTGCGCCACCTCCATCATCACGTTATCCGCACCCCAGTCAAGTTCAAGAGGCATGGATGCCACGCCACGCTCTGACAGATTCGTGGTCACGCGCGCTGCCGAAATAAAATTGATATAAGCACCACCCAAAACCTTATTCTGGGTTATCCACTGTCCACCTCCGTACATTATCGCACCGCTCCTTTCATGTATTTTTCCATTTTCTTATCCACTTCCTCAAGCGTATAAGATTTTCCCGGTTCCAGTAATGCCGACAGGAGATCCGCCCTGCCCGCATATTTCTTGGAACCAATGATCTGCTCTTTGGTATAAGTAACCTTATTAACTGCTTCTGCCACTGTTTACCTCTCCTTTCACTTCGCATTCTTCCATATACGCATCTTTCTGGCTCTGCCCCAGGAATAACGTATATTCTGCCGTTGCCGACATCACATCGTCCGATATGTCCTTACATTCGATCGTACCGCGCACCATTTTACCTTCTACCTCTATAAGGTCCAGGCACTCGCTCAACCGTTCGTAAACGGTATTGATCTCTTTCTTTGGCTCGTCGCTTTCCGGAAAATACTGCACGATAAAAAGCAATGTTGCTTTTCTGCGGCCGGTAAGCCCTCGCGGCACATCCGGATTGATGCAGCGCACAAAAAATGCAGGCTCTTCCATGTCCTGCATTGATGCTTCTGTATGGATTTCATAGTTATCGCCAAATGAGGCATATAAGGCATCTGTGATGCCCTTTAAAACTTCGTTGATCATGCAAACACCTCATTCAACCACTTATTGAGCTTTTTCCGAAGAACCCCTGGTGCCGCATCGCGGATTTCTTTCTCGGACATGGTAAGCATGTAGTGTCCAGGCACCCAGCCCTTATGATTTGCTTTCCTATGCCCAAACTCAATATAGCTGGCATACTCTACGCTGTTTCGTACCTCAATCACATAAGTATCACCGAAATGATTTACTTTTAAAGTGTCCACGAACTGCACTGCACTTTTTGAATCCAATCCTTCCGCACCACTTCCTTCTGCCTGCGTAGTCCACCCTCGCCTAAGCGTTCCGCCTGTCTTTCCAGAAACTTTATTTCCCATATGAGTAAAGTTCATATCCTTTCCTTTACACTCATATGCTTCTCCAGAATAATCCCCTACCGGAGTCCGCTTAATAACCTTTGCCAGCAATCGTGCTGCCAACTCCTTGGCACAGGCTTCCATGAACGCTCTCTGCTGTTCCTCATCGGCAGCTTTCTGAACTCTATCCCGGAACTCCTCCAATTGTTTCAGATCAACCCTTGTATTTCCCATCAAGCCCACTCCTTAAATAAATCCAGCATAATTTCCTGATGCGTCGGGTGCATCCCCGGAACGCCGCTCCTGGTGTACTCCGTGGAATTGCCACAGTGTGTCACGATGATCTTGGAGCCGCTCTTGATTTCCACCTCCGGCGCAACAAACAGCTTTACCGCCTGCGCTACCGGAGATGCCGCATCGGTCTTTTCTGCCTGTGCGATCGTCTCAAACGACAGCTTGCACGGCTGATTTTCCAAGGCCACGGTGTCCGTGTATGTCACAACGCCCTTTTCCTTGGTCTTACAGTGTTCCACAACCGTGCAGGTATCTTCATACATGGCTTCAATTGCCATTCTGACCATATCCATCAAAACACCACCTTCCGGTAACGGTTCAGCACCGGCTTGTAATTCTTCATAAGGCTTTCCGAGAACTCCGCCGCGGAAGTCTTAAAAGATGTTGTTGTATCGCCGATCTGCACCGAAGAAACCGTCTGTGGTATATTGGCACTCCCCATATGCTCATTCCGGTAAATATCCATCGCCATGCGCAGTACCGTGGTTTCCAGTCCTGCCGGAATCTCGTCGATATGGCAGTAGTTTTTTACCGTATCCTCTGCATTTTCAAGCGTAAACTCCAAGTGGACTTTCACTGTCTCATCCGGGTCGCTTATCCCGAGAAGCGCCGACAGCCTTTCGACTGTCAGCTTGCTTTCCTCTGCCATACCGCGCCTCCTAACCGATCTTATGCTTGATTGCTACAATTCTAAGCTGCTTCGGTTCATATACCGGCTTCCAGTTCTCCGCCATTGCAAGCTCTGTACGAAGCGGTGTCTCCACATGCTCACGCTTTGCTCCGGTGTACGCAATTCCTCTCGGATGCAGGATGAACGCCTTACGGTTGATAAGATAATCAATACCGCCGCCGGTCTGCTTGTCACGATCAACTTCCGTAGCGACAAATCCTACCGGAGAACCATTGCCGTAAGCTACCGCACCATTGCCAAACAGGTATGTCGTATACACGCCACCGGAAGTTACCGGGCAGCCATCATCCACGGTCACGCGTCTGCCCTGATAGGTGTCAAACTCAACATCCGTAGAATCACGCTCTGTCTCGATCAGATTCAGCTTTTTCAGATAAGACTTTGTCGCCGAGTGCATCGCTACGCCGGATAACTGCGCCTGCGCGTCACCGAGCAGCTGGCATGCGTCAATAAACGCAGATGCGCTGATCTGCTTTGCCGCATCCGTTTTTCCGGTGGTAAGGTCAAGAATATGATCTGCCATTCTGGTTTCCGCCGCCGGTGTTCCCTCTGCCCCTGCAGTAGTGGTGCCGAACACTCCGGCAAGAATTGAGATAAGCTCCTTCTGCATATCTCTTGCCCAGTAGGATGCTACCAGATCACCGATGGCTTTCATCGGATCGGCTCCGGCCAGTGCTGCAGAAAGATTACTTGCTCCCCACATATTCTGTCTGTAAATCGTGGTGGATACGTCCTTGTTGGAACCGATCTTCTTTGCGGTCATCTTCACATCCTCAAGGATTGCCTCGGACTCACCCTGTAAATCCTCAAAGAACGGCATATTGTGTGTTCTCGCCGCCTCGGATGCCAGTGCATCAAATTCCGGGCTGTTTACCACGATTCCGCTCTGGAAGAACGCGGACAGCTCCATCGTTCTGTTGATTACATACCGGTTAAAAAGCTCCGGTACAATTACGTCTGCAATCTTTGTAATTGCCATAAATTATCATCCTCTCTTTCTTACAATGTTACTCCGGCCGCTGCGGCAAGTTCTTTTGCCTGCGCCGGGTTTTCTTTTAACATGCGCCCCTGTTCGGTCAGATTAAAAGTGTCCTTTGCGAACGGATTCGTTACACCGCCTGCACCGCCATTCTTCGGGTTGTACGGCGGTTTCTGCTGTTCCTGCTTAAACAGGTGAGCCATAGCCGCATCATCTTTGTATGGCTTCACAACCTCTTCCACGCCGATCGGCTTTCCTTCCTTGTCGAAGTTGAACTTCTCAAGGCCACCGGCTTTGTAGATCAGATAATCCGGATCAAGTACGCCCTGCTTTGTGAGGGAATCTTTCAGCGCATAGGTCTTCGCAATCTCCTCGCTTGCAGTCTGCTGTTTTTTAAGTTCTCCCTGCAGATTGGCAATAGTGGTCTGTAACGTCTCGTTATCGGCATTGTTCTTCTTTAAATCTCCGATAGTTGTGTTGAGTGTCTTAATCTGACCGGCAAGATTCTCTTTTTCTGCCACGGCGGTATCATACTTGCCTTTGTCAACATACTGACCAGATCCAAGGTCTGCAAGCTTTACCTGCTTATCCTTATTCTCCGGCTTTCCGTTATAGGCATTGACGGTATCAGACACCTGCTTATAGAGATCCTCGCCTAAAATGTCTTTTAAAAATTCCATAGTTTCCTTTCCTGCACCGTTTTTAAGCGTGGTGTCTCCACAAGCAGTATGCAGTTTTGATGCCATGCATAAGGGCAAATTGCCGCAGTTTAAACGTCATAAGGCTTTCGGACAATATAAAAACAGGACTGCCGGAGGAACCTACTTGGCGTCACCTCTGCACCGTTCGGTTCATAAATTTCCGGTTGTCCTGTCATTACTAATTTGGGGTATAAAAATACCACCTAACCATTATCGGCTGGTGGTATATCTTGTTTCTTTTTAAACCCTATATTATCTCTGCATATCTCTCCATCTATTTTCTTTGTATGTAATACCTCAGTTGGAATACCATCTGGATATGCGTCGCAGCGCATACCCGGCATGCAATTTGAACATGATAAACAGTATGGAATTCTAAGCATTACCGTTTCCACCTTTCTATATATCGATCGACATATTCTTTTGCTTTTTCTGGAACATCTTCGCCATTTTTTATCTTAACATATGCTTCCGCAAGCGTTTCAAATCCATTCTGCACCTCATCCGAATAACCAGAAACTCCAGGTACATATAAGTCTTTTACCTCTTCAAAAAATGCGTTGAAATCCTCTACACTTTCAATATCTTGCCCCGTCAATATGTGCACTATCTCATGTTCAATATAATCTTCAATACGCTTTTCCGCAAAATACTTATACTCATACCCTGCCTTTATAATAGCATCAAATCCAGAAAAATCATATCCCGAATTAACCACCAATTTCGCCATATGTTTCCCATTTTCCTCATAATACTGGCAAAAGAATGGAACATCAGGCTTCTTTGCTCCCCAATTTTCAACCGTGACATTTTGAAAATTTACAATGTACTCCTTTTTCATTTTTTCATACACACGTTCTATAGCATCTGCATAATCTGGTGTCATTCCAGAAATATTCATAATGTCACTCGGAATCTTTATGTCGGCAGTTTTCCAATCAGTGTAAACAAAATTTTTCTTCCACTCCTCATACGTCATGTTCTCCGGCACATAATACTTCTTGCCATCTGCCCCGCGCGCAACTCTTTCCCCTGTGGTAAATTCATCGTTGAAATACGGGCAGGTGCATCCCCGGCAATTCGGATGGAACGGTGGCACAGTAACACCAATCTTATAATCTTTCATCGGAAAGTGCTTCCCGTCCATCTCCCCGCAGGTTGGGCAAGTGCGGCTGTCCAATGTCTCAACCACCTCGAACTCTTCCACGTCAAGGTCAGAAAAACACGTCTCCTGTGTCTTAGCAGAAAAAGCGGCTGATTCCGTCTGAACAATTCGCGCCGCCTGTGATCTGCTTACTTTCATGTTCTGGGATATTTCCCGTATGGCTCGATCCGGCGATTCTCCGGTGATGCACATCCGCGTTAAGGAATCGTGCATATTGTTAATCAGCTTCGTTTTATCCGTCCAAATGCGGTCCGAGAAGTTGCGTCCATCCACCGCCCAGGGCTTATGTATGATGTCATTAACCTTTTCCGGATTAAAGCTCTGCATCTGCCAGCCAACACCGATACCTCGCTGCACTTCGTATGCAGTATGGTAATACCCGGATGTATACAGATTTGTGATATGTTCATCGATGGAATCATGATAATTTCCGTACAGCTTTTCAATCTCCTGCTGTGTCTGCACCTTGAGCGCTTCCAATCTGCTGATATGCACCTTTGCGGATGCGTTCTCAAGCTGTTTTGCCCACTGCTGATTTATGCCATTCTCGCGCCCGTATTTAATATAATCCTGCACATCCCACCGGAACTCTTCCAGTTCTTCACTGTTAAGCAAACGTCTGGCTTCCACCATTGAAATGCCGTTGTTGGCAGCAAACCGCTGATACCAGGCGTTAATCTTCCCGTCAAGCGCCTGCTCTGCCCGCCGGAACTCCTGCTCAATCTCCTGCACGGTCTGAACGGACGTATCATGCTGTGATTCTTCCAACTGCCGGAAGCGCTCCTGCCAGTATTCACTTGTCCGTTCTCCCATGCAATCACCTCATTTCACAGAATCCCGAGTTCTTCGTATACGGCTGTAATCTTCGGAAACTGATTTGCAATCCAATCCACCATTGTTTCCTCATGCCCCATACGCGAAACGTGTTCAAAGTTATCCTTCAAGCCGCTTTCATTCAAAAAAGCGTGAATAATCTCATGGCGCAGGCATCTCTTGAAATAAACATCCTTTTCCTCTTCACTGCTAAACCAAAAATGTTCTTCATCATCAAAATCTGCAATAACAATCAGTGGAAGGCTACTGCAACAATAGCCCGCCCATGAATTTTGGCTCAGTTCCTTATCTTCTGACCACTTATGTATCTCTATCCGATACTCCGTCCCCAGAATCATCACCGTCTGTCTCACTGCCTGTCTCCTTTCCCTTTGCATCAAAAGCACCGGCGTAAGCATCTGCTTTCTCCTGCGCTTCCTGTGCCTCTTTCTCCAACTGCTTCAATTCAGCGTCTACATCCTCGACAAGCGGATGCGCTTTGAGAATCGTTTTTTTGCTGACAATCCCAACTGAATCCTTGCAAATCTGTGCCTGTTCCGTGTCATTTTTTACACAAGTGCGGGTCCATGTCTGGATAATTTTCTTGCAATCAATCCCTTCATGGTGGCATATCGCTCTTACCAGGCGGGCAAACCCAAGCTGAAACTCTGTCTCTGTCAGTCCGGCTTTCATTTCAAGCAGTGAATACATAAATTTGAGGGCTTCTCCGCTCTGATTCCCGAAGTTCTCCGGCTGTGGGTCAAATCCCTGCCCCTGCTCAAAAATAGCCTTTCTAGTGGCTTCTAACACGCTGTTGCGGGCTTCTATCGGAATCTCAATGTTGAGCGTACTCACTCCCGGATTACTGCTCTCGTCGCAATCCACCTTGATGGTCTTATACTTTTTCAAGTCCGATAAAAATGAGTTGAGGTCCGTGCCACCATACCCGGACAGTACAAAAATCAGCTCCTGAATATCATCCAAATCATTGATAAAACCGCTGTAGACCTTGTCATATACGTCTATCAGCGGTTTAATGTTTTTCAAATCATTCGTATCCGTGTTATTATTCGGGAATGGAATAAACGGCACCTCTCCGAATTCATGCCGATATTCTGCGGTAAAATCACTGGAATCCGGCACCATGAAAGTATTGTAGTAGAACAGCCCATCATCCAAGGTATCGCCGCTCTTCCGTCGGAATGACCAGCAGCTTTCCTTATCCCAGTATTCATAAATTGCATAGGTATCTCCTGTTTCCTCGTCGATTTCATCGTACATACGGAGAACACCTAGCAACTTCTTTTTCAGATTGTGGGATTCGATGGGGATAATCTGCTTGCTGTCAACTACCGCCCACTGGAATGTTCCATCTTCATCCTCCCAGTAATGAATCCATCCCACCGACGCATTGGCAGCATTGACGCACAGCTCCATGCAGTTTTTCCGGTATTCATCCCCGAGCATTTCTGTCACGATTTCATTTCCATGCTCATTCCCGATATCAAAAAGCGGCGGTGCTGTGAACATATAAGCGGCTTTCTGGTTTACGATGAGTCCGTGAAAGTTCCGGGGAATCCGGTTATCTGCATTACGCAGAGGGTTATCAGAATCCTCTTTCTTTTTCTCGTCTTCGGACTTGACTTTCACCAGAATATCCGTTTCATTCCGGTAGTACCGCTCCGCCTGCATCGCCCGCAAGGAAAATCGTGTATGCCCCGGTTCGTATTTTCTTATGAGTTTTTTCATTACCTCAAGTTCCATGTTCTCACCTCTATTTTAAAATGCTGATGCCGCCCGGCTTGCGAATAATCGTATAACAGAAATACCGAAGAGCATCCATCGCATGATCGTGCAGCTTTACCGGTTTATCCTCGCCACGCTCAGATGCTTTCTGATCCCAGATATACGACCCAAACTCTTTGATTATATTCGGACACTGGTCACTGATGGCGATTTTCCCCTGATTCAGCAACGATGCCACAAACCGGATTCCATCCAACACATCATTTTTTGCTTTCTTGATCGCATAGCCGCGCTTTTTCAATTCCGCAATGAAGGACGCTGCCGATGGATCTATAATGATCTTCACCGGCTTTATACCACCAAGCCACTGCTCCAGATCATCCGCATACTCACTATCCGTTTTCTGTCTTTCCTCATCTCGGCCGGAATAATAATACTCGCGGCAGCACACCCACCGTCCAGATCGTTCTTTACACCACAGCAGGAATACCGTGGCATTTTGTGTACCATAATCGCAGGATACATAGTAATTTTCGTTGACCAGACCAGACAGATTCGATATCACATGCTTGGCAGTGTCGAACATATCGTAGATAATGCCCTCTGCCATCGCCCACAAGCCACGGATATACCGCTGGTAGAATACACCTGTATACATACTGCGGTATCTTTCCTTGATTTTCTCCGACAGAGATAAATTATCATCCATCGTAAAATGCAGATATAAAATCTCTTTTAATCCCGGATCCCGGTTCTCTGCTGCAGCTTTTTCTCTTATCTCCTGTGTTTTCTTTTTCCCTAGATATCCAGTTGCTTTGTCAATCCATCCCGTCTTGAACCAATGATACGGTCCGTCCGGGTTACAGTTGAACCAATACTTCGATCCCTCAACAGAGCATCGTCCGGTTGCCTGGTTCACGAAGCTTTCCGGCATCAGCGCCACTTCATCAAAAAAGACCCCAGCCAAGGTAATACCCTGGATAAGGTCTTGTGAACGCTCATCTTTGCCGCCAAATATATAAAAGTAATTGGTCGTCTCTCCTCTTGTCACAACGACCAGATTGTCAGCTCTATGGTCTGCTACAGTATAGCCGCGGCTCCGTAACATCACTTCAAGCCAGAACAGTACGTTACGCCGGAAAGAGCCGATTGTCTTTCCGCACATACCAAAGTTCTGACCGTTAAATTGTGTCATCGCCCACATCACAAAGGACAACGACATACATACCGTTTTACCGGAACGGATTGCCCCATCGGCAATGATGCCATCCATATCCTTAACTGGTGATGTATCGCACCACCAATTTAATACCATGCGCTGTTTCTTAGAAAAGGGCTTGAATTTGAATGTCTGCTTAATTTTCTTCATCCATCCAATCCTCCGCGGCACTTCCCTGCAGCGCTTCTAAGAATCCGTCATCCGCAGTCTCTTCCTCATCATCGGTCTGCACCTTAGCTTTTAGCAGTGCAATCTCCGCTTTCTGTTTATCCGTTGCAAGGTCCATATGGTCGGATAGCCACTGTAGCGCTTTCATTCGGTCGGCAAGCTTAATCTTGATACCGCTCTGGGTATTGCTTACTTCACTGACGATTGATCCATCAATTTCCTGTCTCACAGAAACAAAGCCTCCGTGAATATCAACAAAATCCGTCATGTCTGCAAATGCAATGTCCATGTACTTCTGGAAGATGTCGGACTCACTCAAGAACTCTCTGTTGAGTCGTTCCTGCTTCAGCTGAAAAATCTCCTCTTTTATCCGAACATTTCCTAACAATCTCGGTCCCGCCACCACTGCGGTTGCGTAATCACACTCATACGCTTTCTGATATGCCTTGGTTGCATTAAAGCAACGAATGTAATAAATGCAAAAAAGCTGTTGCTTATCCGTCAAATCAGTATTCTGTATCACCGCTTCGACTTCATGCGCAACAGGCTCCTTCTTTACTCTCTTCGCTTGCTTATTCTCTTTCGCAACGTTGCGTTCCTTTTTCTCTTTCTTTTGCAACGTTGCATTACCGTTATCATCCCACTTATACCGGTTCTTCCAACTCCGAACTGTTCCCTCGGCTATCCCGAGCTGGTTTGCAATCTCTATTAGCTTAAGCCCTTGCTTATACATTTCAAAGGCTTTGTCCGCTCTCGCATCTTTTGCCTTTGGCAAGGACCATCACCTACCTTTTCTTTACATACAAAAAAGCACCCGTCATTAAACGGGCGCCTTCTCTGGGTTGGGGGAGTTGCAAAAAGCAAATGGCTCTTGGCTCTTTTATTCACCTCTTGCAGTTTATACTATAGCATTTTAAAAACGAAAAATCCGAAAAAAACGAAATTACTTTTATGCTACTCTCATAAAATTATTAAACTCCATTCTTATGCTATCACCGGTTGCTTTTCTGCCTATCCTGTCCGCCACTCTCTCCCAGCTCATTCCCTCAAAGAACTTATACCGGATGATCCTCTGCATCCGTACCGGTATGCCGTTCATCCACTGCTCAACCTGCAGCTTGATCTCTTCCGACTGGGCTTTTCTCTCTTCCAGCAGTTTCTCTTCCATGCGCAATTGCGTATCATCCGTGTATGTGAACGATGTTCCTTCAATTTTGAAATGCGTTTCTGCATACGGGAAATCATTCATCGAACCTTTTACGCTTCCTGTCACAATCGTTTGCCGTTTACGCTGCAATCTCTTAATGTCCTGCTCCGTCTCCCGGATCATCTCACATGCATCTACATACTGCTCCAATATTTTCTTATCTACTCCCACCGTATTCTCCCCTTTCTGGTATTATCACTGCAATGTTTCTGATAATATCATACAATAGGTTTGGAGTGGATTTGTGCCAAGTTTTGAGCTTAAAACAACCTCAACTACATACTTGCTATTTCTCCATATCTTCTAAAACTACTTGTATATATTGTTTCCACTTATCCCTATAGCCAAATTTATTAATGCTCCACCGACCAATTATAGCAATTATTAGCAAAACTACCAATGTTCCAAAAGCAAACAACATGCTCACGGTTTGCTCAACCCCCAAACCCCCACTAACTACCGTCACCAAGAGCGACATTACTGAAACGGATTGTGAAATTGTAGACAATGTGCCTTGCTCCAAGCCCCTTCCGTGTTGCCTAATTTGGGCTTTTAACTTCAACCTTTTTGAATCATCTCCGTCGATATATCGATTCACCAATGCTCTTGTACATACAATTTCATTTTTATAACATATATTTTTTCTTTTACAGCTTTCCAATTCATCGCATAATTTTATTATATCATCCATAGTATCTTTCTCCTCCATTTGTAATAGAAACATTATATTACATTCACTGATTATAATCAATTTATTTCATAGATGAACCAATTTTCCTTACTAATCGTTCCTCCATACCATCCTCATCTGCCCGTTCTTCTCTTCTACCAGATGCGCCATCCTCTGCCGCATCAACCTCTGCGCTGTCCTGCGCCGCCTGTAAAAGCTCCGCCTGCTGATCGGGAGAATGCCGTGGTGGGCTTCCAGCATATCGTAGCTGGTGCCACGCACGATGGATTCCGTCAGCCGGTCAGCTATGAAACTGTCCACACTCATGCAGATCTCGTATATTTCTTTTTCATCCAAGTACATTCCCCCTTTCAATAGCGTCAGATTCAATCCAATGCTTCGTATATCGCATGAGGAATAAAACATATCCCCATGACGATGTATTTCAGTAATTTTAATGGAATTTGTGCTGTAAAGCATAAGAACAACCAGATTGTTGCTGGCTTGCTCTTCTTCCACATAATTTTCGGGCTTGCCGGTATTCTGCCGCTTGGCTCCTCCTTAAGTGCTTCATATGCCATTCTTGAAAATCCTATCATTCTCATTCTTTTCCTCTCTTTCCGCCCCGCCGCATTACTGCTGACGGAGCCTGTTTGATCTCATGCGAACCGGAGCTGTCCGGTCTGCTCTGCTTCTATCTGCATGTTTGGCATACGTTCCGCTACGCACAATTCCGGAAGATTTGCTCTGACTAATGCTGCCGGTATTGGTGGGCAAACAGCGTTGCCGCATCGGCGCACCTGTTCGCTCCGCGGGTAGGTCTTTCCAGTATAGTCATGATCGATTATGTAATCCTCCGGGAATCCCTGGCATCCATACAGTTCCCGTGGCTCCAACATCCGCAGTCCGATGTCCACAATCTGATAATCTACGCCATTGATGGTTACCAGTCCGAATCTGTCCTGCGCCGTCACGGTGTCCAACGGTGCCTTTATATCCTGTCCAGTTCCCTGCCCATAATATTTAATCAGAAATGCTCTCACCTCTCCGAAATGTCCATCACCGGCTGTAATTGTAGGAATCGGCTCTTTTACATCTCTTCCATCACAATGATTGTTCATCTGAATAAGGTTTACTGCACACATGGCGTTTCTTTCAAGTGTCGTAATGGTGTGCAATGGCTCTTTAATGTCAGAGCCGTTTCCCTGATAATTTCCGCCATAATACTTTTGGATGAATGATGTGACCAGTCCATATCTGTTCGATCCGTCCACCGTCATTATAGGGTCTTCAATCGTCTGTCCCCGAACTTCTCCCTGCGCCGTTTCAGAATGGTATTGGATAAGCGTAGGGCTGATAAGACAATGTTCATTTTTGCTCACGATAGTTGTCAAAGGTTCTTTGACATCTTTACTCCGATCCTTTGTGAATCCAGTCTGCCCTATCTGCACCATGTACGGCTCACACAGATAATGTTTTCCACTTCCAACTATGGTCGGCAATGGTTTCTCTATATCATGTACTCTAGGGGCTTGTCCTTTCCTCTCTCCATATCCAATCGGGATGATAAACGGCTCTGGATTCTCAAGCACAAACTTTTTCAGTCCTCGTGCTATTCTCTCCATCGTCTTCGGAGCCAGCGGACGCACTGCCCGGATCCCGTATTTCTCTTTGATTTCTTCGGAACTATCAAAGATACTGGGACACGGAAGTGAAAAGTCCAACTGTGTATATGCACCCACATACGGTTTCAGCAGCCCAGCCTTGACCTCGTCACTGTCTGCCGGTGCGTGTGTCGGCTCTGGCCAGACTATCGGCTTACCATCACACCGCGCGATCATGAAGAATCGTTTGCGCATGGTCGGCGCTCCATAATCAGCCGCAACCAACTCCCGGAACTCTACCTCATAGCCTAAATCTGTGAGCTGCTGAACAAATTTCTGAAATGTTTCGCCCTGTTTGCCGGATGATGCCGCCGCCCAAGTGGTCCCCATGTCTTAAATTCTTCCACATTCTCAAGCATGATGACCCTCGGTCGCACCAGCCCCGCCCAGCGGCAGGCTACCCATGCAAGACCACGAATGTTTTTATCCTTTGGCTTTCCACCTTTTGCCTTGCTGAAATGCTTACAGTCCGGGCTAAACCAAGCAAGAGCCACCGGATGACCGCCGCAGGCTTTTACCGGATCCACCGCCCACACATTTTCACAGTAGTGCTTGGTATTCGGATGATTCGCCTTGTGCATCCGGATGGCTTCCGGATCATGGTTGATTGCAATGTCAACACTGTATCCGGTTGCCAGTTCTATCCCAGTGGAAGCGCCGCCCCCGCCGGCAAAGTTATCAACTAGCAATTCTCCGTTAATCATGGCAGCACCTCCGGAAAATCTGTGATCTCCATCTGCCTTATGCAGGGTTCGCCGTTAAAAAATCCTCGATACTCATTTGACCAACCGGACATTCCATAACATCCCCTTTCACAGCTATCTCTAAGTTATTTACAGCCTGTTTATAATAGCTTTCTTTTAATTCGACACCGATACCTCTACGTCCCATCTTTACGGCAGTGTATGGTACTGATCCAATCCCTGCAAATGGATCTAATACAATGTCATTGGGATTCGTCCACAACTCAATACATCTCTGAATTACTTCGAGCTGCAACGGACAAATATGTCTCTCGTCTTTGTCTTCTCTCGCGGATTTTTTCTGCAATGTATCACTCTGCCGGATATCCATCCACACTGGACTTGCATAATTCTGCCATACATCAACTGGGAACGTCTCATGTGTATGTGATACACGTTCTGGGTTTTCTCCTGGCTTACGCATTGTAACAATGTAATCCGGGATTCCCTGACGATTCATAGTGCTGTCTTTTCTGATTTGCTTATGTAACAACCCCAGTGCTTTTGTTCTCTGCATTTCAGTAACTGGATTTTTCCAAATTGTGACTTTACTATGATAAATAAATCCGCAATCTTCAAAAATTTTTCTAATAATTGCCGGGAAATCTTTCAAACCGATCACTCCATCCCGCTCTTTCATAAGCGGCAGATCCATGCAATGAAAACTTAATAATCTCCCCGGCATAGTCACACGGTACAGCTCTTTTGCAAGAAAGATAAAATGATTATAAAATTCATCATCTCCTTTACTGTTTCCCATATCTCTATCACTGTTCGAATATGTGTACAGGCTCGCAAATGGTGGAGAAAAAATTGTGTAATGGACGCTATTGTCTGGAATAGCTTTCACGATCTCACATGAGTCTCCATTGTAAATTGCATATCTGTTTTCAATTACCTGCTCTAATACATTCATTTCTCAAATTCCTCCCATTCTGGTAATTTCATCTCAATTTCTGGATCATAAGGTGTGCTGATCCGACACGTACTTTTTAATTCTTTTTTTGTGATCTCCTTTGTAAGCTCTGTCATTTCATGCTGCATTTTAAGAAAATCTGTTTGTTTCCGCTCAATATTTTCTTTCACGCATCCCTCTTTTGCAGAAATGACAATATACACGTTTACCGGCTTTTTCTGTCCGAATCGATAGCAGCGGCGTACTGCTTGATAAAACTGCTCGTAGCTGTCCGATAATCCAGTAAAAATCATGTTATGACAATTCTGCCAGTTCATTCCAAACCCAGCGATTGATGGCTTCGTCACAAGGCATTTAATCTGCCCTTCTGAAAATCCAATCATCGAATTGCTCTTGTGATCCGGTTTATCGGCCCCCTTTACCTCAACAGAATCTGCTACCAACTCATGCAACTTTGCACTCTCATCATTCAGATCACACCAAATAAGCCATTGTTCATCTGAGTTATTTGCAATTTCCGCGACCTTATCACACCTAAGTGTAAGGCTATCTTTTCTTGCCTGCCGCCGCTCTGTAAGTGTCAACGTTTCTTTTAATGGTTCATTTCCATCAACGATGATCTCTTGTATATTAAGCTTTGGCAAATCATATCCAGACACCTTATAGCCGATATTTGCTGGATTGTCGATAAATACACTGAATGTTGCAAGCCACTGCCAGAACACATCTACTGCATGTCCCTTTAATCTCCACTTGGAAGTCTGACCGCCATCATGCACAAAGAACATAGATAACATTTCAGCTCTCGTCATTACTCCACAAAACTCGCTATGATTGCCAAGTTCCATGTAATCATTCGGTGCTGGTGTTGCTGTACACGCCAGTTTGTATGGCACATCATGAAAGTTCTGAATAATTGATGTTCTAACCTTTCCTGAATAGGACTTCAAAATACTGCTTTCATCAAGTACAACTCCATCGAATTCATTTGCTACGAATCTATCCAGTTTCTCATAGTTCGTAATATTGATCCCGTCAATACATTCTTCCTGTTCCTCTACCACCTTTGCATCATATCCAAACTTCTCGGCTTCGCGCCGTGTCTGCTCTGCTACTGCCAATGGTGCAAAAATCAGTATTTTCCCGCCAGTATGCTTATGTACCTGATATGCCCATGATAACTGCATCGGTGTTTTTCCAAGTCCACAATCGGCAAATATACATGCTTTTCCTTTTTTCAATGCCCACCGAACAACATCTTTCTGAAACTCGTATAACATCGGATTCAATTCTGCCTTATCAATATCAAATCCACTGCTCTCTAATACAAATCTTTTGTTTGCTAAGAACTCTTTATAATTCATTTTTCTCAAAAGGAACCCGATATATCGTTGCCCCGGCCGGAGGTTCGGCTCCTTTCTGATTTATTTTTTCTTACCTCTCTTGGTCTTGAACTTATACATATCGTTTCTCTGCCGGCTTACCGCACTCCGGTAGCCGTTCAGCTTACTTGTTCTGCTCTTTCCCATGTGCACCTCCCTCTATGGCATCTAAGCATCCGTTCCACCCTGCATCGAACCTTCCATTGTCACAATGATCTGGATGATCTGATCTCTCCGGCAGTTCCCGGAGTGGGCACCAATCTGGCTTTGCTCCGTCTGGTACAAGTTTCCCTGTCGCACAGCACAGATATTCGTCATCATTCTCTGTCTCATAGCACAATGTACATTTCTGGCACACCTGTTCCGGCATATCCATAACCAATACTGCTTTTGACATATCAGCACACCTCTTCTCTACGGTTCTAATCCGTCTTATTACTTCGATAAAACTTGTCAGTCGCATCAAACATTGCATTTCTAGCATCTTCAAAACCTTTTACATATGCTCTCATTTCTGTGAGGTTCATTGCTTCATCCGGTTGTATCATTGTTTCGTCAAAACTATTTAAAATTGCTTCTTTATCTTCTCTTGTCACTTTACTCCACCGCCTTTCACAATCTCGATTGCATCATCCGTAAGCATTTCTTCCGGCTTTCCATGCAACCGTACACCAGCATTATATTCTTTGCTTCTTTCTTCTAACTGCTCCACAACCTTGTCCGGGTCGTAGGCGGTTGGCTGCGCATCAATAAAAGAAGCAACGCGTAAAAAGTCTAAGCAATCCATATATTCGTTCTTTGAAATTGCTTTTTCTAAATCCGCTTTTAATTTATTCGCATCAATAAATCTTCCCATCGTTCGCCCTCCTGTTCCATGCTTTAATTGCCCTTTTCTTACATTCCTCGATATTCTCCATAGTGTCATCTCTTTCTGCTTCTCCATCGCCGCCCGGCATTCTTCTGGGGTTCCGATAGATTTGTACTCGTCCCATGCTTTAGCGTCCTCATTTGTTAAAAGGCAAAATCCCTCATGCTTCTCCCCTTCGAACACCGTTTCGATAAAGTGGTGCATCAAAAGCGGAATATCTACGTTGGCATGATAACGTTCTTTTAAGTCTTTTTCGATTGTCCGGTATTTCTGTACCTCTTCCAGTGCGTTTATTGCCATTGCATAAGCATTTTCAAAAGATTTCCCCCATGATGTATCACACGGAATCGCTTTTCCAAGTTCGTTACAATCATATTTTAATTCTTCAATTGCTTCATTCTCCGTCATAGCTACTCCTTTCAACTATTTCCATTTTGGAAACAGTTCACTCCAAATAGTTCCGGATTGTCAAATCTGTTACCATTAACTTCAATTGTGCTTCCATAGCATTCTTCAAACTCAGATTTGTGACCGTCTGCATCTTCAACATTCCAACACATATCCTCTTGATTCCAGATAATCTCGTAAAAAGCTCTTTCGTCAGAATCCCATACTATATCATTCTCAAAAATCAGCCTTCCGTTCTTGTCCTTAAGTCCGGTGCACTGACAGACGGTGAGTGGGTCTACCTCATGCATGCCAACTTCATTCCCATATTGCCCAACGCAAACATCATTGATTTTGTAAACAGAATGTACTAAATCGCCTTCCACCCATTTTCCGTTATCAATCCGCTTGCCGCGATACAAATATCTACTCTCCATGATTTTCCCTCACTCTCTATACGGTTCCGGCAGTGGCATCCACGCGATAACTTCATCATCTACAAGATTGTTGTAGACTTCATCTGGATTAAAATGCCTGTTTTCCCACCATCCTTCCGGGACGATGTAACAATCATTCTCTTCATCGTATTCGCCGTCAATGTCTACCCAGTTCCAACAACTATCGCATTCCGAAATGTTGCCATCTTCGTAAAGCGCTGTGGTGATAATATCTACACACCCTCCACTCTTATATTTTCTTCTGGCAGTTATCAATACTTCTGTTTCCGGATCCGGCAACTTCTCACTTACCGGAATCCACTGTCCAAACTCCGGCTTTCTCGCTACTGTTCTCATGCATTCAATCATTTCCCTGCTCCTTTCCGCACCGCAGCTGATACGGCACCTCTCTGAATCTCTTAAGCACGTCGCCGCTCACATGCTTGCTTGGGCGTGTCATCTTCTCACTGATTTCCGCCATGC